AAGGACAAGTATTTCGCCGAGCCAATAAAGAAGGCAATCGGATGAGCAGGGCTGGAGCAGTAACACAAATCAAGGCACTACTGGCGGCGAACTCGTCACCGAATTTTCAAGTTGTCTTGGTTGGCGAGCCGTTGTCTATTCCGTCAGGTGACAGAGTAGCGGCGGCGTGGTTCTCTGGCGAGTCCGCAAAGACTAAGACGCTTGGCAACGTGATGGTCACGCAAGCATGGACGGTTCGTTGTTACTGGCGGGTGCAAGCATCAGCGCAGAGCAGGGAAGCCACCGAACTAGAGATTTGGAACGCTGTGCGTGCGGTACAGGCAGGGTTCCGGGGCGACAGCACTTTGGACGGCAACGTGACGGACTTAGATATATCATTGGCGGCGGTTGGGTGGACAGACGTTGGCGGTAATTCCTTCCGCATCTGCTCATTCAATCTGGAACTAATTGACTTGGAGGCAGAGAGCATCGCTCCCTAAAAAAAATGGCAAAGAAATCAGGACTCGGCAACCAGTTTTATTTCGCAGGATATGACCTGTCGGGAGATGTTGGTGCGATCAATTCAATATCCTCACCACGAGGAGTTGTTGAGGTTGCGTCTATAAATCAATCAGCGCAGGACAGGCTACTGACCCACAGTGATGGGCTTATAGAGTTCAATTCATTTTTCAACGACGCGTCAAATCAGGAACACGCAGCCCTGTCCGGTCTGTCAACATCCGACCAACATGCGATGTTCCTCATGGGTGGTTCTGTTGGTGACGTAGGTGCAGGACTTGTCGGTAAACAAATCAATTACGATGGCTCACGAACAGCAGACGGTGGGTTGACGTTCTCGGCATCGGTGCAAGGGAACGCAACTCCTGTCGAATGGGGCGTATCACTTACGACAGGCAAAGCAACGACAGGTGCAGCTTCGTTTGCTTCGGTAGACCAATCAGCCTCATCATCCTCTGGTGCGCTTGGGTATATTCAAGCATTTTCGATTGCGTCTGGAACTGCTACGGTCAAGATTCAAGAGTCAGCAAATGACAGTAGTTGGTCTGACCTGATTACGTTTTCAAATGTCACAGGTAGGACAACCGAAAGACTAACAATGACTGGGACGGTTGCCAGATATATCCGTGTGACTGTATCTGGTTCGATTTCAAGCCTAGTTCTTGCAGTCTTATTTAGGAGAGGCGATGCTTCAGACATTTAGAGCATCAGCACCACCGGCTACACATTTCCGTCCTGCCACCTGTGCCGAAGTGGACTGTACGCACTATCTCGGCGGGTGGCACACAATTCTTCCCACCGACGCTCACACGACGTTGGAGTGGATACGCCACGAATCGGGATTACAATTTACTGAGAGTCAAGAAGATGATTTGGTTACTTTCACATTCGCGCCGGGGCAATCGTGCTTCCGTCGCAACCAGCATCGCATCAGCTTAGAACGACCCAGCATATTTACCGTCAACAGTGGTCTTGGGTTTTCACGCAGAGAACCAGATCAATGGGTCGATGAGATGGGCGAGCAACTACACAAACTGGAAGGCTAGAAATGGCAAAAGAATCTGGACTAGGTATGGCATTAGCCATTGACGATTCGGGTGGCTCAGCAAGGACAATATCGAACGACGTAACGAACTTCGATTTTGCGATTCCGAGGGCTGTTCAAGATGTTACCGGACTCGACAAATCAGCAAACGAGCGGCTTCTGTTGCTCGCTGATTTCTCAATCGGTGTGACAGGTGTTTTCAATGACGCAAGCAATATGTCCCACGACGTATTCAAAACTGTCAGCAGCACCTCAGTCGCAAGGACTGTGACGATCACTGTTAGCGGGCAATCGCTCCCGAACGAGTGTTTCTTCACGGACTATGCTCTGAGCCGTGGGGCTGGTGGTGAACTGACGTACTCTGCTCCCGGTGTATTGACCGGCGGTACTGTACCGACTTGGGCTTAGATTAGGAACGAGAGGAACTCATGCCTAAAAAATACAAAATTGGCAAAGCAAAACGAGTCGCGAACATTTCGTTCGAGGGAACCGACTACGAGGGTTTGGAAGTTCGTTGCAGTCTGGACTTGCCGCTTAAAACGGTATTAGAAATTCAGAAGCTAATGGACTCCGAGAAAGAGTCTGAGTCAATAAAAGCAAACACGATTTGGTGCGACGTGATTCTTGAATCGTGGAACCTAACAGATGACGAAGGAATTGACATACCGGCAAATAGCGAAAGTGCGCTGGCACTCGCACCTGCAAGGCTCCTTGCTGCTTTGATTACAAAGTGGTCGGAACTTGTAATGGAACCGCCAGCAAATTTATCGAAGCCGCAGAACGATACGCCCATCTTGGAGACACTGGCGAACAGCAGCCAATAGAACTGACTCAGGCGTTGATGATCGACGCACTTTGTCAGCGATACAGTTGCTTGCCGTCACAGTTGCTTAATGAAGATGCTTCGGTTTTGCGGATAATACGATTGGCGCAGGTAGCAGAGCAGAAGAATGGCTAACGAAGTAAACATAACGATGACCGCAAAAGACCTTGCATCTGGGAAGATCAAGGGTGTCGGCGATCAGGCGAAAACTTCGATGGACAAGTTGCGCGGTATGCGTGGCGCGTTCCTTGCTGTCGGTGCAGCGGGTGGAGCCATTGTTGGGGCATTAGGATTGGCGGTGAAATCCTTTGCTCAAACGGGTGACGAAATCCAGAAAATGTCGATGCGGACTGCGCTAACGACCGAAGTGCTTTCAGAATACAAATTCGCATTAGAGCAATCAGGTTCGACCATTCAAGGGTTTGAAAAGAGCATCAGGCGCATGTCCTCGTTTATACAGGACGGGCGTGACGGTCTTACAACAACGACAGACGCATTGGACACGCTCGGCGTTTCGGTAAAAGAGTTGGAAGGGCTAGGGGTTGAGGACGCATTTGTATTTCTATCTTCAGCACTAGCGGACGTTGAAGATGATATTACGCAAGCCGCTCTTGCTCAAGATTTATTCGGTAGGTCAGGGACAGCCCTGCTTCCGCTACTCGCACAAGGCGCAGACGGCATTNCTGCCTTAAGGGAAGAAGCGCAAGACCTCGGAATTGTCTTTGACCAAGATATGGCTGATTCTGCTGCCAGAGTTGTTGACGCACAAAACACGATGAGAAAATCGACGCTTGGGTTGCAAATGGCGTTTGCTGAACATCTTGCGCCAGCCTTATCGGGAACCCTTGAAACAATAGGCGACGTTATTTCGAAGGTATCTGCATTTTCAGAGAAGAACCCTGTTCTTACCAAAACGATAGCCGCCCTCGGATTAGTGTTGGGTACGTTACTTGTAACTGTTGGTCTGATAGGGCTTGGGCTTCCTATTCTTGCGACAGGCTTCGGGATGGTGGCAGCTACGAGCGCAATTTTCACAGCTTCTCTGTGGGCGCAGGTTGGGGCTTGGATTGCCCTCAACGCAGCTACGGGTGGAATCATCATTGCTATCGGTGCAGTTGTCGCCGGGGTCGTTCTTCTAATAATGAATTGGGAGACTGCTGTTCGCGCTATGAAAATTGGCATTAATTTTATGACAGGAATGTTTGAAAAATACGCCAATATGTTCGTCATATTAATAAATAAAATGATCGATGGTGTAAATTCGCTAGGTGGTCTTTTCGGTAAAGAACTTGATCATATTGCAATGGTTGAGATTCCTAAATTTAACACGGCGATGGAAGAAATGGCAGATGTGTCAGATGAGTCCACAGAAGAAATAATTGAAAATCAAGAAGAAGTCACCGACTCGATGCGGGAGGAACTTGGGGAACAAGCAAAGCTGGCGAAAGAGGCTGCTCGTGAAGCGCGGGAACATACTGATAAAAGACTGATCGCCGAATGGGAACAGCGTAAGGAATGGAATCGCAAGATGCTCAAGGAAAAAGAGGAGCATCTTGAGAGGGAGAGGCTTGCGGATCGCGCAGCACAAGATCATACCGATCAGCGATTGATCGCAGAATGGAAAGATCGCAAGGCTTACAACCGGAAACTGTTTGCGGAGCGGATTGCTCATCTTGAGAGGGAGAGGCTTGCGGAAGAAGAAGCATCAGAACAAAGGATAGCCGAAGCCGAAGCCGAAGCCGCTAGACTGACGGAAGTGGAAAGGGAGAAGCGGGAGCGGCTAAAAAATGAGAGGGCGAAGGCTCTTGCGGATACTCTAAAAGATGCCGAATTACGCATGGACGCTGTGAAGGCGTTGCGAGAGGAAAACAGTGCAGCGTTCGCGAGAATCAAAGCCGAGGTCGATTTACTACCGGCAAACATTCAGGTACAGACTTCGATGGGGATGAGTCGTGAGGCTCTCGACAATAGAGCCGGGGTGATGCGCGCTTTCAAGGATTCGCAAAATGCCGTCACAGCTTCGCTGGCAGCAGCAACGTCCACCGTTCAGAATTTGCGACACCAAATCAGTTCTATTGGGACGGAAGGCAGCACCGCACAACTGGAGATAGAACTTGCGGCAGCGATACAGGCGCAGTCAGATTTGCTGCAACAAACTCAAAGCGAGCAATTCAAAGGCACTCAGCTTGGTGCGGTGCTTGCGCCGAAAGGCGGGTANGGAACTTCTGCGCCCCCNATGATACCCGGCATGACGTTCGGTGCTGCTGCTGCGACTCAGGGGCACACGACGATTATTTTCAACGGCGATACCTACGGGCTGGATGACTTCACCGACAAAGTGAACGAAGGCATAACAGTAGGAGCGCAAAGAGGCATTTGGGGTACTTCCATGTGGGATAAGATCAGCGAAGGCTGAATCGTACCCCGCTGATTTGGAGATAAGTAATGGCAGGAACTACAAACTACCCCGGTGCATTAGATACAACAACGAATCTGCCAATCGCATCAGCGTTGGCGACGGTAGAACTCGACGGCGACGGTAACGCGAACAAGGTTCACTCAAACCTGCATGGTGTCCTGTCTGAAGCTGCTGTTGCNATTGAAGGAAAGATCGGCACAGGCGCAAGCACTCCAATCGCCAGTAGAGTCCTCAGAGGCAGCGGCACAGGCACTTCAGCATGGGCGCAGGTCGCTCTAGCCACTGACGTATCTGGAACGCTCCCTCTGGCGAGCCTAGCGACAGGAGCATTGGACTCAGGCTTTTCCATTACATCAGGCTTCGGCACTATCGACAACGGGTCATCTTCGATCACTACCACTGGTGCTGTTGCTACTGGTGAGTTGACGGCTAGTGGCGATATTTTCACTGTAACAACGTCCGGTCAGGCACTCATAACTGCTACGTCCGACAGTGTTAGTGAGATGCGGGCTATGTCGCACGGTCACTCAGCTGGCGGTGAGTTTTCTGCTCGCAGCACAGGTGGGACGGCTGCCTCTATATCAGCTACCCTGTCAGGTGGGATTATTGCTCGATTTGCTGGTTATGGCTTCGGTGACGATGCCTACAAGTTCGGTGGTCGCCTNAAGTTTGTGAACTCCGAAGGTGCTGTCTGGACTAACTCTGCAACCGGAACCGAAGCGGTGATGGAGGTTACGCCTAATGACACAGACTCTCCAATCGACGCAATGGTGTGGGAAAATTCGGGCGATATTACCATGCTTGCAGCGAAGAAACTCCGGTTGGACGGTTCGGCATCTGGCGACACCTACATCTACGAGGAGTCTGCCGACGATCTACATATTGTTGTGGGTGGTGCAATCATGGTCGCCATTGACCAAGACTCTACGAATATCGGAATCGGTAATGGCTCTGACGTAGTTGCCGACACGATGGTGAGCGTGAATGGCTCATTTTCTCACGGTTCGCCGGGGGCGTTCCAAGTTGAAGCCGCACTTACTACAACGAGCGCAGGGACAGCAGCAAAGCACTTCCTTGTCGGTGGTAGTGGTTCATCTATCACGACGAACTTTGCTGGAACGGGTGTTGCTGCAAGAATATCAACCGCTGAGTTCTTCGAGCCGAACATCACGCTCGGCACTTCCGATACGGCAACAATCGCCTCTACGCTCTACGTTGCCAACGCACCAGACGAAGGCACAACCAACGCTGCGATCTACGTGGCGAGTGGGGATATTCGTGCCGAGGGTGGTATAGGTATTGGTGAAGCACCATCTGCAAATAATGTTATTAGCATCCAGAAGAACCAAGCAGCATTTACCGAAATCAATATCGGAAACACCAACGCCAGCGGTTCTTCTGGAATCCGGCTTGGTAGTTCGGTTGCTAGCGGAGTATTCACATCGAACTCTAGTTCGGCTATTCCGAGCGGGGGTGTCGGTGTAGTCAACACGACTGGTATCTACACTGATTCCTCATCGTTAGACATTAGCTTCGGCACTGGCACGACTGAACAGATGCGGATTGACACTGGTACGGGTACTGTATTCGTTGGCGGTGGTTCGTTCACAGCCCACACCGAAGCTAACGATTTGGTGGTCGGTAGTACGTCCGGTCGTAATGGAATGACCATTCTTTCTGGAACAAGTAGCGGAGATAAGGCGAGTATCTTCTTTGCCGATTCTGGCGGTACGTATAGAGGGATGATTCGTTATAACAACAACGATGACTCAATGGGGATTGCCACTGCCGATACCGATGCGATATTTATTGACAGCAATCAGACTGTATTCATGGGCGACTCAGCCAACGCCAACATGACGGTCGGGCTAACGATCAATCAGGGTGCGAATGATGACCAGATACTTGCGCTGAAGTCGAGCGATGTTGGGCATGGAATGCTTGGCAACGGCTTGGTAGCTGTGGAGACAGATGATTTCCTTGCGATTAGGAAAAGGGATGCCAACGGCGGCGCACACATAGGTACGTTTATGAACAATGGCGGTGGTAACAGGGTTCTAAACTTCTCTGCTGCTGGTGGAACTCCTGACCAAACAGACACAGCGTCATCGCAAGCAATGATTCTATTCAACGCAGTACTACACGCTGACTCAGATGTAAGAGTTTCCTTAGATGACACGGACAACGCTTTTGGCGTAAACACTCACAACAATGGTGGGTTCGGCACTCGCTTCTTAATCAAAGGCAACGGGACGCTCCACGCCACAAATGTAACGGCTGGGTCTGGTGACTTAGATGGTGTTGCACTTGACGGTGAAGATGACATCGCCCTCATCAGAGCGCACCAGACTCACCGCTCACAGGGCATGGGAATGGCTATGACGAAGTGGGACGAAGCCATGCAAGCCAACAAGGACGATTTGATTAGAGTTGGTGTGTATGGTTCAGATGCCTCGCTCTACAATATGCAGCGCATGAACGACCTTCTTGGTGGTGCTATTTGGCAGGGTCACACGAACCACATGAGCCTTGCTGAAAAGGTAGACGGACTTGAAGTGGAA